ACATCAGGAGAAAGTGTTAATACATTATCAATTAATTTATAACCAGGATATCCAGTTATATTTTCATAAGCAATATTACCGTTTAAATCATAAACGAAATATTCTATATAATCTATAGATGGGTTAAATGAATTTTCAATTTCTACTGAAGTAATAAGAGAAGTATCACTTAATGAATATTCTTGAAATTCAAATGTTGTTGGGTCTAATGGTATTGTATTTATTATTTCAGCCATTATATGCTTCCTGTTGAAATTGTTGGTATAGCGATAACTTGTTGTTGCAAGTCTAAGTTTTCTTGTCTTAATTGAGTTACTTCTTCAATTAATGCTTGTATAGTATCATCATTGTTAAAATCACCAGCATATTCTTGACTGGTTTTAATAAGATACTCATGAGAATTTATACTTCCAAATTTAGGTATTTCAAAAAATAAATTTTGATAATTTGTAAAAAATTCTGCTATTGAAATAGAAGGTGCTACTGCAGATCCGGTTGCAACTGGTTGTACCAATTGTGTAAAGGAGGTGTCAATAACTCGTTCATATTGAGTTTTACTGTAAGTTTGTTTATTTAAAATTATAGTTTCAGACATTATCCGTTAATTACTTTAAAGTAATAATTATTTGCAAACACCATTGTTGAACCACTAAGCGTAGTTTGAATTAAAATTTCGTAATATCTTTCAGGTTCTAACCCATTCATGTGTATATCAAAATAACTTCCAGATGTATCTACACTTAGTTTAGTATAAGTAGTATCAAAATCAACTACATATTCATTAGTATCTAAATCTTTAATAGCCCAATAAGAGGCTGTAGGTAAATAATAGTTAATTGTATTAACTGAAGATGTAACCCAAATTTGGGGTGGATATTGTGGGCGTGAATTTACTCTAAATCTATTAATACTTTCAGGATAAAATACTCCTGGGTTTTCATTTAGAGCTACAGTTGCTGGTAGAGTACTTAGTTCTGGTAGAGTTCCAGCATTGAATACAAAATCATCCCATTTAAATTCTAATTGGGGTGGGTATATTGTATGAGTATCTCTTGAATAATATCTTAGAGTAACTTCGGTATTTTCATTATCATTAAATTCATCACTACCCGTTTGTTTAATGACAACACCATAATTGTTATAAGCACTGCTGCTCCAAAATCTAGCAATTTCTGTAATATTAAATGTTAGATCTGGGTTTGAGTAATATCCTACTGTAGTTGAAATGGAACCACTACCTGAGTAGTATGTACTACCCGTTTGAGCCCAAGCATTTGAACCTGAGTAGTCAGACCATTTCCAACTTACACCATTTGTTGTAACAGGATTATCATATCGTTTACCGGTACCCATATTCCAAGAACTTTGAGAGACTGGGTGTACTTCAATTGTAGTATCTTTATTTAAACCTGTTACGTTAGCTGCAAATAATTTTAAATTAACAGATGCTGTAGCTTCACCAACTAAATTCCAAGCATTTGATAAATCTGGATTTGAGAATTGTATTAGTGCTCTTGATACTTGTGGTGTGTAAGAAAACGATGGAGTAGAATTAAATGTACTAAACTCTATAATTTCATCTAATCCAGTATTCTGTGATATAGAATCTGAATATAAAGTTGCGTCTGCTGAGGGAAATATTTTATATACGGCCATTGTTTTATTATAAATTTACTACTCTACCTTGAATATCTTGATTTGGGTATTTAACTTCAAAAATACTAGGATCTAATGATGGATATATTACGTTTGATACAGTTGCCGCACTCATACTATAAGCATAAGGTGAGTATCCTAAATTTTCTCCAACTAGATTACTTATGTTTATATTTTTTACTGTTTGAACACCTTTTATTTTATCTAAAAGAATATAAAGTTCTCTTAATACAATTGGTTGGTTAATCTGCCAATTATCAATTCTAAAATATGTTTTTAAAGCTTCAATACAATCAAATAATACTTGGTTGCTGTTAAATTCTGGGAGTATTATGATATCAAAATTTACTCCAATATTAATAATGAATCCATCTTTAATACTAACAGCATCATTAACCATTCTATATTGAGATAGGTATGTAGTTAAATTTTGTTTTAAAGCTGATGATGCTATATTTAATCTATTATTTGCATCATAAGATAACACATATAAATCTAATACAGAATTAGATTCACCAGCTGATAAAGTGATTGCTTTTGTTGGTTCAATAAATGCTTTAGCAATAACTCCATACTTAGCAGGCATTGAAAGTGAGCGAACTAAATAATCATCTTGAGTTACATTACGTAATTGTGTAGCAAAATTAGCGGATGTATTTTGTCTAATTTCTTCTATTGAATCTCCATCACCTCCCCCATCAGCAGCAATTGCATTGGTAACGGCTAATGAATTAAATATAGTATTTGCAGTTGTTGAATTTAAATTTGAATTTAAAAATTGAATATTACCTGTTAAATCTGTTAAATCATTTGCAGGTACATTTGCAATAACACCACCACCTGTTAAATATCTTACTGTTAATGTAGTTTGTGAAGGGGCAATACCATATGTTTTGGTAAATATAAAGTTTGAAGGAGCATAAGCTGTTGTTAATTTGCTTTTTTCAAATGGTAAACCTAAACCTACATTATTTGGGTTAGGAATAATAGTTTCATCTGTATCATTTGCTGTACCAGCACCAAATTGAATTTGAAGTGATCCTGAATCTAGAAAACGAGTAGTAAATCTTCTTTGTACTTGTTCTAATTGGAGTAAATACGGTGTATCTCCTTGATATTGAGATAAATTTGGATCATTTGGGTTTGTATTTTTAATAGATTTATAAATACATTCTTGAGCTAAATAATCTACCTCATACCATTCATTATTGTCAGTATCAAAAACATCTAGAATACCTATAATATTTTCAGTATTTATATTAACTGTTGAAAATTGTTGTGGGGTACCAAAAGAAAATGTAGTTGTATTAATGGTAGAGGATATTGCTTTTCTTGTTTTTTTCAACAAAAAATATGTTGGATTACCTCCAGAAGTAGAAAAAATTGATACTTCGGTTGGATCTCCTGAGCTTGAAACAGAAAAATCAATTGGGTCTTCTATTAAAAAATTAACATTAGGTGACGAAGTTGATCTAATGGTTGAATTTTGATTTATAAATAAAGAATAATCAAAATCAGGAATATAGGTAGAACCTGATAGTTTAGCAGGTACTTGTTGGTAAAATGAAATAGGTGCTGTTGCTACTTGAGTTACATTTGGTTTGTAACCAAACATATAAGCTAACTCATATAAATTATTTGTTTGACGAGCATATTGCACATATGTTTCTTGAATTTGATTATCAAGATAAAATGATAAAACATCACCTACATAAGCAGCCATCTCCATAAACATCATACCTGGTGATGCTGGAGTAAAATCATTGTAGGTTGTAGGGAAATAAGTTTTAGCATAGTCTACTAAACTAGCTCTTAATTCGCTAAAATCTCTATTAATGTATTGTATATTTTTATTTTTAGTGGCCATTATGTAAATGCTATTTCTAATGTATCTGTAAGACCTGTATCGGCAATGTTATATTTTAAAACAACGTTAATTTGATTAACATCTGGTAGTGAATCTATATTTAAAGAGAATATTATAACATTAGGAAAATATAATCCTATTTGATATTGGATATCTTCTTTTAAGGAATCTAGATTATTTTCGGTAATTTGTTGAAAAATATATGCTCTTAAATCACCTCCAAATGTTGGATTTAAATATCTTTCGTTTTTATTAGTTAAAAAGAAATTAATTAAATTAACCTTAATAGATTCTTTAGTAGTATAAGTTGTTTTAAATACGCCAGGAGCATTAAAAGGGATAGACACACCAACACCTGTACCAGGTCTGGTGTCTATAGGAAATATTTTCTTTGCTCCGAACGCCATTATTTACTCATTAAACCCATTATTGTATCTAATCCTACTTCACCTGGAGGTAAAGCTCCATTAACATTATCGGTTGGTTGTGGTTGGAATTCATTCACATATTGAGATGTTGCTGCTCCACCATTTTGCATTTCACCTAAAATACCACCAAACATTGCTTGTCTTTCGGCAGCGTTTAATTGTTTTGGTTTTTCAAGGTGTGGTTGAGCATAAGTGTCTCT